ATCTGCAACTATTAGCTTTCCATCTAATTTAATTAGGCGTGCATAAGTATTATACGATAGGGTTAAGCTATCACATTTATCTAATATTGGAGGATTAGGTGTTACTACCTCCATTTTATACATTATAGATGTATTCGTATCATCAATACCATATAGGCTCCCACCTAGAGAACCTGTGGAGACTATCTCCAAGATACCTCCTTCTGATGCACCCTTAAACCAATTAAATACATTGATATTACCTGAGCTATTATTACTAATAATCTGATGATTTGTAATAAACGGAATATCACGTCTACCTTGAGAATTAGTTTGAAAGTTACCAGAAACAACACTTACAGTCCTATCCATAAATTTAAGTAAATGTTTTAATCCATTTAAATCTAAAAATTTCATATTAATTAATTTTTAAAGTTATTATTAAGCAAATAATGCATCTATTTCTCCTGTAGTTATTGCAGAGTCTGCTGTAGCTCCTGAAGATATACCATCAAGCTTGGACTTGTATGCTGAAGTGAAGTCGTGGGTAGAAAGTCCCTTTCCGCTTACCACGTCAACCTTCTTTGATAGAGCTACATTTACGTCTGCCGTCTTGGCATAAGGCGACAAGTCGTAGGTGGTGTTCGTGTCAGTCCATGGAACGTTAACGTATGCCTTCTCTCCACTCAACTGCACTGGATAGTTTCTTCCGTTGGCAGCATAGCCTACTTGAATACCTCCTCGTGTGCCATTGGCTGCAAGTGGAAGGGAATAGTTATTGGCGCCGTCTGCAATTCTATCAAGTTTATTCTTGTCGTATATAGACATGAAGCCTGCCATATTTGATGTGGCATCTTCAAGTTCTACCACTACAGTATGGTCATCATTTATATTAGAGAACCTTATACACTGCTTTAGAATTTGTCCTTGTGGTGTAGTAGCGAGAACGTTTTTGCCTAATATAATTCCACGAATGTTAACTACCTCACTCTTCTTAGCATAATCTGCAAGGTCTACTGTAGCACGGAAGTCTCCGAGTTTCTCCCATTTTGTCGAATCGTACGCTGCCGAAATGTCTCCAGTGTAGACGTACTCCGCATACTTATTGTTGGCGGTATCGGAATCCTTTACGAGGTAAATGTGCCGCTTGATGTTGCTCGTAGGCAATGCGGTCACTACCTCTGCCACCGTGGTGTCGAGGTTGCCGAGGTTGGCAAGTGGCACGTTGCCGTTGGTATCGAGACCTGCGATTCCACTCTTGCCGCCTACCTCCTTGACCGAGCCGTCTGCCATCAAAACTTGGGTAGAAGTGCCACCAGTCTTCACGATACTTATAGCTTGCATTCCATTTTCATCAACATTGAAAATGTGTATAGTCTCATTTTCATTACCACTTTTTGATACATCTAGTTGTTCACCATTAATTATATAATGTAAACCACTTTCAGGACTAATTTCACCACCTTTTTTGCTAAAAAAAAGGGAATTAGCCCAGTCCTTAATCTTCTCCCAGAAATAGGCTAAGCCTATTGCGTCTAAAAATCGCATAATCTATTGTTTTAAATTGTTATTTACTAGTAATATCTGTTATCTGTTCCTCCGTGATTGCTGGAGGGAAGTCCTTCGTCACGATGTCGGTCACTCTGTTTGAAATATCCTTGTAGATGTCCGTGCCGAGTTTTTTTGCTGTCACGCTGCCGTCTCTGATGTTTCCAGTTGATATACAGTCCTCGGTCAGATGGTCGTGTTTGACCGCTCCCGGTTGTAGTTTATCTGAGGTCACACAATTGGATGCTAGGTGTCTGTTCTTTACAGAGCCATCGGCAAGCTTCGCTGCCGTTATCGCCCCATCCGCAATTTGCGCTTCCGTTATTGTTATCTTGGCGAGTTCACTCTTGATAATCCTAACGACTGCATCGTTCTCCAGTTTATCGTCCATCATGGCAAGCATCCTGCTTAACTCGACAACGATGTCGTAAATTTCCGTGCCGACACGCACCGCTGTGTTTTCTCCAACCTGCGTTGCATCTCGTATCAGCTCTGCCATACGGAGCATTTTTTGAATATCCTCGTTCATGTCTTATGTGCTTTTATTTGCCTATTGCGTGAATGTGTGCCCTTGTTCCTCGCTGTGCCTTCACTTCTCCTTTCGAGGTGAATGCCTTGAGATATTCAAGTGCATCTGATAAATATCTTTCTGCCATGTCCATGATGTCGTTGTATTGCTTGTTGTTCGACAAATCTTGAACATGGTCTGAATAATCGTCACTGTGGCGCATTCCACCTGCTCGGCTTATAATTGTGCCATCGGCACGAAAAAGTCTCGCATACGTGAAATAAGCGAGTGCTTTGCGTATTCCGCTGGTGTACTTCTGCACCTTGGTTTCGTCTTGGCTGCAATCGCCCTTCTTCTTGGTGGTGTATTCGCCACCGTCCAGGAAAGTTGCAGGCTGGAAATCGGTCAATACGGAATCGCCCCACTCTCCCTGCTCGGTCGCTGCCTTGAACCGCTCCCACCCGATGGCTGGTATGATGTTCGCATCTTCGCATTCCCGAATGTATGCGTTCACTTCATCCTCATCTAGGTGTGTGCTGGTCGGTCGTGCCAGTTCTCGGAACTGATCAACCGTGATAAGTTGTTTTCTTTGTTCTCCCATAGGCTCAATCAATTAGTCTATCGTGTTGTTCCCTGCCACCTCGCTGCTGATATACTTTAGCGGCTGTAGCTTGGGGTCTAGGTTCTGAATGGCTGGGTCGTGCCAATTCTCGAAAATCTTCTTGAAGGCTCGCTCGATGAAACGCTGCTCGGTTGTCACTTCGCCTGCATAGTATTCGTAAGCATCCTGCATCACTTGTCCGCTGAATCCCAGCTTGCCAATACGGATGGAGTAGAAGAGTTCTTGATGGAACTGTGCGTAGATGCGTTCAATAACGCTGCTGTCGGTCACGGAAAACTCCTTGTCGAAGTTTTTTGTCGGGAAGGCGACAACCTTCGGTTCGTCTTCCTCGTTCTCCACCTCTACAGCTAGAATCTTCGCTGTGTTCTCGTCCCCTTGGAACTGCAAAAGGTCTTCATCGGAAATCATCTGTCCGCTCTCCACCTCTTCGCCATTCTCATCGAACTTTGGAACGCCCTTTTTGGTTACAAGCATACACGATACGAGGAAGTTGTTGCGGACGTTTCTCATCTTGACGTTGCCCAGTCCCTCATCGGTCGAAATCTCCGTGATTGCTGAATCGTAGCTTGCTGTCGGATAGATAAACTGTCCGTCTAGGCTCTGCCACAGAATCTGCCCCTTGTAGCTGTCGATACCGCCTGCGTTTTCAATCTGATCAAAAACGATGTCGGGGTCTGGATTGAATACGTTGATGCGCTCGATAGTCTTCTCGTTCACCATCAACCGCTTTCCGTTCCTCGTTTTCTTCTGCTCCCAGTCAGGATGCAGCAAGACGTGCGCCACGCTCCCCTTGTCGTCCGTCTCTTCAAGGCGGCAATTTTCATAGGGTACGTGGCTCACGCTCGACACCTGCCCTAGAACGTTGTAGTTTACATGAAGGGCGAAGCCTCCAAAGCGTGCGAGGTCTTGCGCTACGTTCCGGAGCAAATCGTCTGCCGTGTCTCCTTGCTGGTTCATCGCTAACGCTGCTAGAATGTCGCTATCAAAGCCGTATCCCTCAATGAATCGGGCGTAGCGGTTAAGGCACAGCATTGCCGTACCGCTGGCTTCCGTGATGCGTGCGAGGTTCTGCGGATATAGATTATCATATCCGTATGCCTGCATCTTGAATCGGCTTACGTAGCCAATATCAACCCTTCGCTTTGGCTTCTTAACTGTCTTAACGTTCATACTGCTTGTGTCGTTTTACTTGTTGTTTTACTCTTCTTCCTTGCCTGCTTTTTCGGCAGGATTTTTCCCTGCGGTATCATCTGCACCGCTGTCGATGTCTGCTGGCGGCTGCTTGTTCTCGATGAGTTCATCACTGGGTATCTTCTGAAAGTAGCTTTCCATGTGTGGGTACTTCGTCAGATATTCATGCGCTACCTTGTCGGTCAGGTTCTCATTAGTGAAAATCTTACCATGGTAGAAATCCGGGCAGGAAATGATAAAACCTGCCTTCAAAGCGTAATTACATGTTTTTGGCATTGCCTTTTCTTTTTTGAGTTTTAGATAAATTTCGATTAAAGCATCGTGGTAACACTGCTGGCAGGTTGTCGGAACTAACCGCTTGCGTGTTACCTCGAAATATAGAGTTTCAATAACTGCCTTGTCGGTTGCATCAAAGGGACTGTCGAAACGAGCCTTCAACTCCTCGACCTTGGCTGTTGCTTCCTTGTATGTCATAGGCTACGCTGCTGCTTCCGTCAGAAGGCTCTTATACTTGGCTGCTGTGGTCTCGCTGTCTGTGTCGAAGAAGAAATAAGCTGCCTTCGGTACGCTCTCCTCTTCCAGCGTGATAAGCCAGCCACCCTCGGTGTCGTCTGAGTACTTGTCGTTCTCGCCTGCACTTGCCTTCAGTGCCTGCGCATATCCGAACACCTGATACTCTGCCTTTCCGTCCGTTCCCTTAGAGAGATTGCGAAGGATGATAACGAACTTTCCATTCGCCAGTCCGTCAATGATATTTGCGCAAACGTCAGGTGTGTTTGCCAATACCACGACTGCTACGGTATTCTTCCAGCTGTTGCGATACGTGCCAACGGTCAGCTCGGTCTTGGTTCCAGTGAATGGCTTGCTGCCTTCCTGCCGGATAGCGTATGCTTTCTTGCCAGTCTTCAAAACTAATGTTTTAATTATATTGCCCGCTACAACGGACTTGGTGAAGTCGATGTCGTCTCGGTTGATGATAAGTCCATCGCCCTCCAGTCCCTTTGTTACTTGGTCTTCGCAAGGGATGATGATGTCCTGAGCGATAAGGCTCTCGCAAGTTGTTGCCATATTAATTCGTTTTTAATTGTTATATCCCCAACACCGTTTTGTGGGTGTTGAGGATTGTCAAAATAACTTAATACTAAACTGAAAATTTGGAGCGATTAGTAAGCTGCATGGATCATGTCCTCTTCGAGGAGAGCCGTTCCAATCTTACCAGTAGAATAGAGATAGTTTCTGCGCTCCTTCTGGTCGAACCAGATGTCGAGGTCGCTGATGAGATTGTCTGCGTCTGTACCAATCATAAGGTGCTTAGGGTTGCAGAATACCGCACGGTGTGGAAGGTTGACTGTCGTTGCGCCCTTCTCGTATGCTTTAATCATTCTGTCCCAGATGCCGACACGTGCAATCTTCACTCCGTTGTAGGTCGCTACTTCGAAGCCATCGAACAACTTCTCCCATGGCATAATGTCGTGGTAGGTCTTCTTGAGGTCGTAGGTTAATGCGTCAGCAAGCGAGCGTGTCATGAGCAATACGGCATCGCTGTCGTCAACGATACGTGTGTCTGCATCCATCAAAATGGTGTCTACAAGTGTAGTAGCCGCACCACTCTTGCGCAATGCAGAAATCTGCAATGCTGCCGTGGTCTCGCTGTTGGCTGCGATGGCGGTATGTTTGGTCGCTGTGGCTGTAAAGATGCGCTTGAACAGACCATCGCAGACGTTGAAATTACTGATATCTAAGCCTGCTGTCAGCTTGCCGCCACCGCCACCTTCTTCACTTGCCAGTGCTGCTTCCTTGTCGCCAAGCCAGCCGAAACGCCAAATCATCTGCTGCATGGCTCGCTGGAGTGCATCTGCATAGATTGTCATGAAGTCGGTGCTGGTGAGGTCGCCAATGGCTGTACCAGTCTTCAATGAATACTCTGCGATGGTTCCCTTCAATGCCTCGTAGCAAATCTTGAGAGGGATTTCCCACTGTCCGAGTTCCCAACGCTTCTGAGAGTTAGCGATACCCTTCTCTTCGTAGGTAGGGTCGCAACCGCCACCCTTCTTACCGACCATTTCCATCTCTCCGATAAGAGCGATAGGGTCTTTCTCTTTGACCTTCTGAATGTTCACGAATGAAGAGAAGTCTTCATCGTTGTAGAAGGTTTCCTGCACGGCATCCTTGATGCTTGCGAGGTTTTCTGGCTCGAGTTTAAGGTTCTCGAGTTGCTGTTTTGTAAATCCTGCCATTATTTTCTTCTGATTTAATGGGTTAATACTTTGTTACTTCTTGCCCTTTCTGTGGAGCTTGGCAAGTCTCTCCTTGATGGCGTTCTTGCCTTCCTCGACAGCGTTCACGTTGTCGCCTGCGCCCTTGCCGCTTGGCTGTCGCTGCGCTGGCTGGTAGTGGCTGCTGTAGCCTGCCAGCACCTTCTCAGCACCGCCTGCCATCTTCACGGCATTCAGGATGCGCATGTCTTCCTTGCTCTTTGCGAGTTTCTGTGCGCCTGCCAGCTGTGCCTTGGTGTCGTTCAACTGCTGCTTGAGTGCTGCTACCTGCTGCTTCAACTTGGCTACGGTTTCGTCATCGGTGCTTGATGCGCTGCCGCCCTCACCGCCTTCATTGCCTTCACCGCCTTCACCGCCTTCATTGCCTGCGGTCTGAATGTCGGTAATTACACCGTCCTCGACAACGATTGTCTTGCCATCTGGCATTTCAAACGTTCCGTCCGGACTTGCCTTGTCGCCAACCTGTGGATCTCCCTCTTCTCGCTCAACGGTCAGAACTTGACCGTCCGATGTGTTGAGTTCCATCGCCTTTGGCTCTGCCTTGGCTTGTGGCTCTGCCACCGCCTGCTCTGCTTCCTCCAGTGTCTTCACGCCCAACTTAGCGAGAATCTTGTCGAGGAGAGAAGCCTTTACTTCTGTCTTTTTCTCCATTGCTTTTGGATTTTGTTGTTTTGAATTGATAAAATTTTCTATGTTGCGTTTTGATGCGCTTGCGCTGAGTGGTACAATGGTGCTGCTGATAAGACCTAGGCGCAAAGCCTCGCTGGTGTTGATGAAGATGTCCTTATCCATCAGGGTTTGAATCTCTTCCCTATCGCACTCGCACCGCTCTACGTATGCGTCCACCATCTTATCCTGCCACATCTGCATTTCCTCGCCCAGGTTCTTCAAGTCCTTTGCGTTCAGCTGGTCGCCCAACCCCCAGCCAGGAACCCACGGATTGTGCAGCAGGAAGGCAGCGTTCTCGTATGCCTTGCGGCTCTCCTTTGGTGCTGCGAGCATGATGATTGTTGCCATGGATGCTGCCTTGCCCTCAACGGTGCAGGAAATCTTCTTGCCGCTCTGTCGCAGTCTGTCGTAGATTGCCCAGCCTTCAACCACCGAGCCGCCATTGCAGAAGATGCGCATATCGATTGAATCATCGTCTTTCGGTATGCTTGCAGCAAAAGCATCTATATCCTGAAAACATACGCAGTCGCCTCCCCACCATTGATACCAGAATTTGTTGTCTTGGCTGTCGATGTCGTTGTATATTCTGAGTTTTGCCATTGAATCGTGATTTTAAGTTTTAAAACGCTGCAAAGATACGATTATTTTTGGTATGTTTACCTCATAAGCAGTTAATTTTTCTAAACAAGCCCAAATTTTGCGCTCTAAGCGGCTTTTATTGCCTTGGGTGTGTAACTTTACCACCTTCAAGCGAAAACCGCTCATAACGCAAATTTTGATGAAATAACTGCAACCATTAGAACCTGCCGATATTTTCTATCGTCTGCACTCTACGCTGGGTGCGGTTTATCTCCTCCACGCTCACTACTGGCTGTGGAGCCATCTGATACCCTCTAGCTACAGCTGCCGCCAGCATATCCATGCCGATGTTGCTGCCTCCGTTGTTCGCTACGATAGGAACACCACCGCCTAGCTGGTTGAATGCGGATAATATAGGGCTGAACATCGATGTCGCCTTGGCGGTCATTACGCTCTCGCCATTTGAAAGCCTTGCCGGGATGCTGTCGCTGGTTCCAGTGCCCGACCCTTGGACGTAGCCGCCAGTGGAGAAGCCCTTGACGAGTGCTTTTGCTCCTGCAAAGGCTGCCTTGATAAGTACCATTAATGCTGCTGCACTCGCAACACCTCCCCACGACTTGCTTGCAATCTCCTTGGCGAGGATCTGTGCATAGTAAGCGTTAACTGCTATCTCGATTGCGTCAAGTATTGATGTCAGCATCGATTTGAGGAATGAGTGCAGCGATTTATCCTCGCTCTCGAAGAACTCGGACAGACCGTCTCCCATGGTCTGTATCATGTCGCTCATCATTTTCAGTTGCTCTTCCGTCAAAGCTGCCTTTTTCTTGTTAGCTTCCTCTTGCTCCTTGACTTCTGCATCGCTCAAATCCTTCTGTAGCTGCTCTTGCACGGCTGCATAGTTCTTGTAGGCGTCCATCTTGCTCTGAAGGAAAGCCTTGTATCTCTCCAGCTTGGCTGCATCGTCTTCCTCTCCAGTGCCACCGTTCATGATGTCCGCATCCTTGCGTGCCTTCTCTGCGTCCTCGAACTCCTTGTTGAGTTCGTCCACAATCTCCTTGGCTTGGTTCTTCAAGTCCGCTTTCGCCTTAATCATGATGTCGAGAAGTTTTGCCTGCATTTCCTGCGCCTTGTCCGCTCCGATTTGCCCTGCCGCCACGTATGCGTCAATGCTCCTCGCTACCATGTTCTTCTCAAGCTGTTCGAGGTCGTTGCTGTAGTCTCGCTCGTTGTCGTACATGCCTGCAAGGTATCGCTTCTTTGCGTCCATTACTTGCTCGTTGTACTTGTGCTGTATAAGCGCAATCGCTTCCTGTAATTCCTTTTCCTGCTTCTTCCTGCGCTCGGCTTCCTCCTTTGCCGCCTTGTCGGCTGCTGCCTTCTCCTTCTTGGTCTTAGGGGTAGTGCTGGCGATATTAGTGCCGTCCTTGAGCTTTGTATTGTCGGTTGTGGCGGTCGCCATGGATGGCGCATCTGCGCTGACTGGTATCTTGATGTTAGCATGGTTAAAAGTATTCTTCATGCCACCCACGATAGCATCAGCCATTCCGCTGCCGAATTTCTTCAAGTCTCCCAAAGCCTCAGTCACGGTATTGCCAAGACCCGAAAAGATGGAATTGAAGCCGTCTCGCATCTGCTTCACGTCAAAGGAGAAAAAGCCCTCAAACATCTGCAACAGTCCCCTCACTGGTCTTGCAACAAGCTTAATGGCATCTATGATGATGTTGAAGGCAAGCAAGGCAACCTGTCCGACAGACTTAAACGCAAAGCCTATCAACTGAATCAATCCCCTAAATGCCACGCTTTGGTTATAGAGGTTGATGATAGCCCTCAATAGTTTCGTTAGATGGTTGCTTACGAATGTTGCCGCCTGAGCCTTCATCATTTCAAAGCCGCCACCAGTAACGTCAAAGAGTGCACTTGCGGTATCCTTCAAACGCTTGTTGGCTTCCACCTGCTTTTCCTGAGCCTTGGCAACATCACTGGATTGTTCCTTGACCTTATCCATGTTCATCTCAATATCTCCGAGGGTCTCGATGTACTTTAGTCCTGCATCCTCGCCAGGACCTCCAAATATATCTGCGATGGCTGTTCCTACCTTGGCTGATGAAGCAGGGAACTCCTTTAGCTTGTTACCGACCTCCTGCATGATGTCGAATGTGGTCTTGCTACCGTTTTGCAGTTCTTTCTGAACTTTCTTGCTTGATATACCTATGCCATCCAATGCGGCTGCTGTTGCGGTAGTCATCTCTCGAAGTCTAAGATTACCCTCCTTGATGGTGTCAAGACCCTTATCAGAGAATATTCCCTGCTTGGTGGCGTTGGTTGAAATTGCCACGAATTGCTCCGCATTCAATCCAGCCTCCTTCAGGTACGTTGGGTATTCCTTCACGTTCTCTAGGAACCCATCACTAGCATTCGCACCAGCAACAAAGCCATCTTGCAAGAGCTTTAGCGATTCTGATACACTGATGCCAAACTGCTTGCTCATTACATTTGCGGATTGCAAGGTTTCGCCAAAATCCACGCCAAACGTCTCGCTGATTGCCAAGGCTTGATTTCTCACTGATTTCATTTCGTCACCGAAAAGCCCAGTGAACTGCATGGTCTTGCGTGTGGCTTCCTCTATGCCCTTGTTGTAGTCATAGAACCATTTGAAAGCCATTCCGAAACCAGCCACACCTGCCATGGCGAGGAAATAAGGGTTGGTCAATAAGGAAAGAGCCGTATTTTTCAACGCACCAAACTTTACCCTTAGGTCTTCCACGGACTTTCCCATTTCCATGACCTTTCCGATTCCAGTATCATTAACAACATCAAAACCGAAAAACTCGGTGTTCTGTAGGTCGTCAGCCGCCTTCATCATGGAATCGTAATAGCTGCCGACACTGCGCTGAAATCTTCCAGTAGCCTCCTCAGCCTCTTTCAGCTCCTCTATCAAGTCTTGGATATGCTCCTGCATCTCCTGACCCTTGGAACTATCACGCTCGGCACGGCTCATCTCATCGTAAGCCTTGGTGGCATTGGAAAGCTGGGCACGCAGCTGCTTCAAGCTGCCCTCCTGCTCGTTCTCTGTGCGCACGTTGTTCTGGATCTCCTTCCGCAAGGTGCGCACGTTGTACTGGTACTCCTTGATGGTTGCGTTGATGGCTTCCGTCTGCACCTTCATTTCGTTTGTCGTGATGGTCTTGTCTTTTTCCTGCTGCTGCAAGTCCTTGATGGATTGCTTTAGCTGGTCTATCTTTTCCTTGTATCTGATGATGCCGTAGATTGCATCCTCGTACTTGACCTTGATGTCAAGTATCTGCTGTTTGTCTTCACTTACCATAGTTCTTTCTTTTTAGTTGTTCAACTCTATCATTGTAACCTCGCAATATCCGCTGCTTGTTGTCTTGATTTCTAGAACCGCAAAATAGGCTCCATACTGGGCAAGGTACACTGGCTTCGTTTCGTCAAAATCCAAAATATCCAAGTCAGAAAGATTGAGCCGCTCCGTGATTACGTGCGCATTGGCGATGCTTGCCACAAGCTGCTTGTACTTCGTATCGAAGATGTTCTGAAGGTCAATGTCGAATCGTAGTGCCGCCTGCTCCTTGTCGTCTCTTAGCGTCATTATCCGCTCCTTGCAACCCTTATACTCGCCACCGCTCTTCATGCCGAATGAATCCAGTGTTCTTATCGGTATGCGGTTTCCGTCCGTGGCTGCGAATGGCAACGTCCATGTGTCCTGCTCATAGTCCAAAGTTGGATTGCTGATTGCAAGGTCTGCATCATAGTCTCCATGCGTCTCTTCGTCTTCCTTCCACTTGTAGCGGTTGTGCTGCATGTAGTCAGAAACGGAATACTCGCTTTTTCGTGGTGCTCCTTGTCGGTCATACGGAATGAGTTTTCCGCTCCAGTCGTAGGCGTTCGCCTTGTTGCGCCAGACGCTGGAAAACATGATAAACTGTACTTGCGTGCTATTGGTCAGCTGTCTAGGGAATGAGCCAGTTATCAAAGCCAAAAACTTAATGAAACTTGTTACCTCGATTTCAGGCAGGTTTATGCCGATAGGGAAACTTCCACCAATCGGAACGCTGTCCCCACTCTTGACGCTCGCAGTGATTTTGCCGCCATAAACGGAAGGCATGTTGACTGTGTTTATTCCGTGCATGATAGTCTCAAACGTCAGTACATCGTCCTTCTTTAGCGATATAGTGTTTGTCCCTGCCGAAAGCAAATAAAGATAGCCATCGATAGCATATCTGCGTAGTACGACCGGGTACTTAACCTGTCCATCCTCGTACTTCAAATCTCCGAACTCGTATTCCTGCGTGGATGCCTCACCTCCGGTGGTACTTGGTGTTGTTACGGTCATTTTCACGCCCATAGGCAACTGAATCTCCGCTGCGTCATCAAACTGATGTCTGACGTAGTATTGCACTTGCACATCAAAGGTCAGTTCGCAATCCTTTGTTATCGTCAGTTTCTGCACGTCTTCGCCAGTGCTTGGCGATACGGAAGTTATGGAGTTGCTTATGGAAAGGGTGAGTGCTCCCAGTCCGTCACGGCTCTTAACGTCTGCGGTCAGATTACCGATGATTGTCTTGTCGTCTGCCTTATTGTTGATTATAGGCACAACGAGGTTGTTCAACATCTTCTTTGCTTCATCATCCTGCCAAACGAAAGATACGCCCGACTTCCTCGCTATCCTTGACAATAGCCAGTTTACGGTCACACATGGCTGCAAGAATTTTGGGGACGTTTTATATTCATCCACCGCCACATCATCGCCTACGAAATCCTCCTTATTATCGCCATCTATCATTTCGTGCATAGGTGTCAGCCCGGTAACTGATAGCGACAGAGTGCTGTAATATTCGGCAGGTGCATTCACTACGAGGTATGCAGCTCTAGCCTCTCCTCTGATGGTGTATACTTCCAGCGTCTCATCTTCTCCGCTCACGGATATAACCCGCATGTACTTATCCAGTACTGCATAGCTTCTGTAATCGCCCTTTCCTTGCGCTTGCACATTTGCCGTTGATGATGGCAAGAAAGGGATAAGAGCACAAATCGTGTCCGATGCGCTCTCTATCTTTCCGCTGATGTATTTCCCTACCTCTGTGCCAGTTCTGATGCGTCCACGGCTAGGCGAGTATTGTGTCGTGGTGTACTTGTTTTTCTGCACCAGATTAATACCAAAGTTATCTTTGCTTTCAATTCGGTATGGATTGTAATAAGCAAAGAATATCCCATTGCTCACGGCTTCCTCCCTGGTGTTTGGAGTGTTGTACTTTTCAAAAAGCACTCTGTCTGTCACTCCCAGTTCGTTCAGTTTCATTCCGCTCTCCAGTAGCTTCGTGAACGCTGGCATTATACCCCAATAGATTGAGACCTCGATATTTTCCTCGATGCTCAGAACGTTCAAACGTCCGTCCTTGATAATTTGCACACCTCCACGGAAATAACTGCACTTATGGAAAATATAGGGGTATCTGCTGCCGCTCTTCGGTCTGTCCGCTTGCTGCAATACTGAAAGATTGTGCACCGTCCGTGGCAACTGGATGGTGTACGTGTAGTTCGAGGTCATTTTCGTGACGTCACGAAAAAGGTTGCTCTTGATGTCGAGCACCACATCGGTGTTCTCCGGCAAGTCCATCAAAACACCGTCAATGTAAAGTTGCTGGTCTATCATAGTCTCTGAACGTTAATGTTGTTAATAATCATTTCGCACACGAAATCCTGCAAGCAAGCTGTGCTCTTCGTGTAGCTTCCTGCCTTGATTGTTACGCTCATCCACATGTCTTCCTCTTGCTTCCAGTCTCCCCCTAGGTACATGTCAACGACTGGGCTGCTGGCTAGGTCTTGTAGCATATCGAACGTATCACTGTCAACCAACGGAGCACAAAGTTTGATTGAATCCGTACGCTCGTATCCCTGCCTTCTTCCATTATCGCCATAGTAGCCGTATAGATAATCGGCTAAATTGTTGCGTATGAAACTCAGGTCGCTGGCTATCTCCCTCGTTTCCTCCCCAGCCGCAAAGAGCCAATAGCGGATGAATCCGTGCCGGTCAATCCAACGCAGATAGATACCACTCTCAGCATCGTCTCTGTCGATGCGTAACAATAGTGACTGCTTACCTCCGGTGGCTAATCTGAAAGTAAGGTCGAAAGTATTGTCAAACGTTCCCTGCTGAATTTCTCCATCATAATCGTATATGTTCCAGTATTTTGCACCACTCGGCAATGTGTCTGCGTTGAAGTCCATCATACCGTAAGTCGGAATCTCCAGTAGCTTATTGGGTGCTCCCTCGTAACCGATTAGTAGTTTAGTGTTCAACTTGCTTAAGTATATGCCAAAGGAGAACGGATAATGAGTAAACAATGTAAGCCGTTTGTAGCCGTTCCACGTCTCCCCATACTTTGGTGCGCCCCAAACCATGTTCGTAGTGAAATCGATGCTCGCAAGCTGTACGTTTCCGGCATCGTATGCGTTGACCTCGATACCCACGAGAATGTTTAGAACGCTGGAGTCATAGCCTATTGTCCAATCATAGGCTGCATTGATACGTCCGTCAAAAAGAGCTTGCACGTATGTCTTGAAGTCCGTTATGCAACTGTCGTTCAACGTTTCCACATTGTAGGAACGTTCTATGTTGTTATATCTGATTATTACCTCAATCCACGATAGGTTGCTTCCGCTCGCCTTGATGATGCAAGGCAAGAATGCGAAGCCTACAGCGTCCGGGTATTGAATCGTGATATTGTTTTTCGTTGTCTGTCTCATACCGTCTCATTGTTTAGTTTGATACTTCCCACCGACTGGTGGATTAAGAAAATAAGTCGCTGTCCGAGCCGTTTCATTGTGTCGGGCACAACGTTGCTGTATACGTCAGCCCTGCCGCCAGTCCGGTGCAGTTTAGAACCCTTGTTGGCGATGGTGTGGGCGATGGCTCCTGCCATGCTCATGTCGCCACGCTCTTGTGGAGTGTACTTGTGTGCCCGGTCGGTCTTGTAGGGGATAGGTCTGCCGTGCAGTCCCTTGTCCTTCATCCACTGCCGGATGATGCCAGCAAAGCCGTAGGGTATCTTTCCTGACCTTCGTCCGGTCTCGAGAACCCCGAATGGCTTGTGTCCCCATAGGATGGTTTCTTCCTCGCTGGGCTGCTCCACTTTAAGGCTCGCTATCGTTCGCCCTGATGCGTCCTGTCCGTTGATACGTATGTGGTTGATGATAAGCTGCCGTGCTCTCTCCACTTCCTCACGCATGATGAGCGATGCCGCCTTGGGGTCGAATTGAATGCCTCCCTTGCTCATACCTCACACCCTCCTATGCTCTGTGTCAGTTGAAGGGAGTACATTACGCCCGACACGATCGTGCTCAAACGCTCGATGATGGTCTCGTAGTACTGCTGCCCTTCCAATGGTTCGAACTGGTGCGACTGGTTGATGGCTCGTATCATCCTTGCCCCTGCCACCTTCATTCGGTCGATGCACTCTCCGTTTTCTTCTCCCTCCGCTGCCCTCGGTACGGTGTCGAGATAAGCCAGGGCAACGTTCACGGTGTCGTATACCCTGCCGTTTCGTATCTCTGTCGTGCCGCTTGCTGGTATGATGCAGACGATTGCCGGATAGTTCAGCTTCTCCAGCTTGGTGTCCGCTGTGTCCCAGTCCTCGAATAGGTAGGTGTAGTCTGGTAGCGTGTCTGCTGCCAGCTGCTTTAATGTTTCTCTGATTGTTGCCATAATTATCTGGATTTACGTTTCATTTCTTCTGCCTGCAACTTCTGCAGGTTTCGCTCGTACACGCTTCTCTTGTTATCCATTTCCATGCACTTGTAGATGCGAAGCCATGGTGTTTTCAGAACTTGGTCGTGGTCGCTGATGCCCATCCTTACCGCATACCAGTCAAGCATGCCGAACAGTCCGAACCGCAGGGTATCGATGCCTGCCTCCTTCTCCAGTCGTGTTGGCTTCGCTGTGTCTGTGCTCTCGAAGAGCTTGTTGATGCGCTCGACCTCTGCTGTTACCCAGCCGATGAGCATAACGACATCAACCGCCCTAGCCTGCTCCACTTCCTTGTGGCTCAGACCGAGGACGGTTGTCACTATCTGATACAGACTTTCTTCGCTGTCTGATAGCTGGGAAAGGTCTATCAGCTGCCCGATGGATAGCTGGTTGAGATTGTCGGGCACTCGCTTCCCTCCGACAAATGCAGGTCGTGGCTGCTTGCCGATTTTATAGCTGGTGTGCCTTGCCACTGCCAGCCAGTACTTGAATGTAGTGTTATTATCCATACGCTTTATATTTTTTGTCGTTATCTTTGCCTTAATACGTGCGCCCTAGCCGTTCCATGGCTTGCTATGGATAACTTCTTTAAGGCTACGTATCGTATTGCGTCTATGCCGTGGTTAAATGCGTCTATAGGCTGGTTCATTGTCTCTCCATCCCTTGACTTCTTCCACTTGTATTGCTGCATGTTCCCGATGATGCCGTGGCTGCGTCTGGTTATGTTGATGCGGAAACGCTTCAAGATGTCGATGCCGTTGTTGATGCTGTCCGCTCCCTTGGTGCTGCCGATTATCCACAGCCCTCGGTTGTGTATCTCCTGAATGCTCTTAGGCTCTGCCGAATCCGCAATGATAAGGTCTCGTTTCGTCCGTCCTTGTTCCTTGCATCGGTCTGCGATGTCATCGTTCGTCATTCCAGGCTGGTAGATTTCTTCGTCCACCCATAACTCTCCGTGCGCCAATATAACGTGCTCCAGCGCAGTTGGGTCGTTGGTGAATCCGAAGTCCATACCCCTGCATTCCATCTTCCACTCCTCCCTTGGTGGCAGCTTGTCAACGATGCCCCAGTTTGTGAAGATAAGCCCGGTTATCTTTCCGGTCAGTCCTCTTGCGTAAACTCGCCACAGTTCGGGGTCGTCAATCTCTTCAATTTTCTTGTGTTCCTGCTCAGTCAGGAATCGGTTGTTTCGGTGGTCGCTCAGGATTAATCTGCAATCATCCCTGCCGATGATGTTGTTGTGCACCCAGAAGCGTGCGCTTGGGTTGTAGTCGATGAACACCTGCTTTCGGGTTCGGATTGCTAGCTGCCAAAACACTTCGTAGGGCACACCGTTCGCCTCGTTAACAAACAGATAGTCTCGCTTACCGTTCTTCGCATCCTGCGCATCTTGGTAACTCTTGAACTCGATGATTGAGCCATTCTTGCCCCGGTAGCTGCTGTCGCTCTTGTTGTTCTTGAACCAGTCCAGCAACTCTGCCCTTGAATGCAGGATGGTGTCTAGGTCTCGCATGGCTCCCACTTTCAAGTTCGGGAGGTCTTGACCGCACACCGTGATAATTGCCATGGGGTGTTCAAAAGAAAGCACTATAAGACGCTGCATGATGGTGTATGTCTTCCCCGAGGACGTGCCTCCTTGGTTTACGAGAAACCTTGGCTTCACGTCCGCATTCGGGTCATACAGTTCACCAATAACGTCAAATAGTGCCATACTTTCAAACAATAAAACTTAAAACAAAATTATGGTTAAATTATTCCTTGTCCAATCCTTCACGCTCGATTACTTCCTGCTCGCTGGATGCGCACTGGTGTCCAGAGTTGATGTATCGAACCTCGATGCCGCCTTGGAATCCTGCGTTCAGGTCGAGCACGACTTTATCAAGTCCGAGCAGCTTGCAAATCTGCGTCTCTGCCTTGATGATGATGTCTAGGTAGCGTGGTTCTCCGAATCCTCGCTTCTCGGCATCGTACATTATCGCCTTGACGGTCTCGATGGAAATCTGCTTTCCTCGCTCATCTACGACTGGCAGTCCCTGCTGGGTCGCTGTCTTTTCGTGGTAGTCTTCCTTGGACTTCTCCCAGGCTTCCCACGCTTCACGTATTACCAGCTTCAACCTTGCCACCTCGCTGGTTATCTTTTCGTCTGTGTCGGTCAGTCTCTCTTCCCTCCACTCCTTCAATAACCGCTGAATGTCGCAGTGTGCTTGATTGTATTTCGGTCTGTCGAGCCGCTTGCGAACCTCTGCCGTGATTTCTCGCTCCGTCCATCCCTTGCGGTATAGGGGTGCGATAATCTGCAGGCGGTTCTCGATGTCGATTTTCTGCGCTCGATGCTTGTTATTATTACCTTGTGGCATAAGTCTATTTTTTACGTTTCTTTCTTTTTTTTGGTGGAGTGTAATTACTCCCTCTTTCCTGCGGACTAAAATCCATTCCGCACGGTGCAAGATACCATTTTCCGAACGGTTTCTTGTTTGCGACCTTGCAGGCTGCATAGTCCTTCGGTCGCTGAATCTTACAACATTCACATCCCATAGTTATTTCTTTAAAATTTCGCTCCGTTGTACTTGTATACGATGTTTCCCTCGCTGTCTCGTTCGTCAGCTGGCAACATTGCCCCTTCGAACATCTTGTATGGCGAGTGCGCTGCCTGCGGATTGTTCCAGCACCACTTCATGTAGTCGGCTGCGCTCATCGTGTAATACTTCGAGTACTTCTCTCTTGTTCCCAGGTTCATCGCCTTCTCCAGTCTCGCCCTCAAAAGGTTCTCTGCATCCAGCTTGATGTCGCTCCACCTCACGTATCCCTTGCGCTTGCAAATGTTCAGTGCTTCGCACATCTGCCCCCTGCTGTAGTTCCACGTTGGCGGCAATCCGCAGCAACTTCCGTTGTGGCAAAGTTCCTTGAAGTGTGCGTCCGATACATAGAAGCGCATTCCCAGCTGGTCGCACAATTCCTTCATGTTCCTGAAGAACGGTTCTTTGACCTTGCGGTTCAGTCTCAGATAGCCGGACTGTACGCTGTACTTCTTGTAGAATGCGAGAATGTCGAAACCTGCCATCTTGCTGATGGTAGGCAACAATTCCCTCAATGTCGGGCTTCTCGTTTCCAGGCAGAAGAATTCGGTGCTCAAAGCTGTAGCCCCTCTGTTGAATGCTTCCTTGATAAGGTCGAGGTACGTTGGCGTGCTCACTCCGATGATGAAGGGTCTCAGTCTCAGCGTTGCACCTCCTGCCCCTGCATTGGCGATGCGCTCGATGGCTTCCAGTCTTGCTTGTGGGCTTTCAACACCTCGCTCTATTACTCTAGCCTTCTCTGCATCGCTGGTGATGATTGAAAACTTGAAGTTCCAGTTCTTCTGCCCTCTGATCAAGTCCATGTATCGCTCATCCTTGGTGAACCATGCACCCTTGGTCGAGAAGCAAAGCGGATAGTCTATATCCTTGAAGAAACGCAAGAGTTCAAGTGTCGTTCCGTACTTACGTTCGAAGTTGTCGAACTGGTCGCTCATGCTTCCCCACTGCATAACCTTGCGAGCCTTGATGTATGGCGCAAAGTCTCCACCGTGCTTGTCGGGGTCAATGAACATTCGTTTGATGCGCTCAACGCTCACGTCCTTAACCTCCTTGTGCAGGTATTCCTTCTTCTTGCTGCCAATACCTCGCTGGTTCTGAGCAAAGCAATACATACAGCCAAAGCTGCAATTATTGTAAGTGTCAAAAGCCATTGGCATTGAGCAGTCGGGAAACTCGTATGTTATTCTTGGAGTGTTTCCATAATGTTCTGCCATATCTTCATGAATTTATTTTGTTGATGATAAAGTCTGCAATTTGGTCTGCTGTCTGCTTCGTGGTGTCTATCGCTACAACGTCACACCCCGCAGTTTGCCATTTCTTTGCCGAGTGTGCCGATTCTCGCTGTCCCCGGATAATATCCTTGCTCAACGTTCCGTTCGACCGTTCTGCGAGCCTTTTTTGGATTTCTTCCAGTGGTGCGTATAAGAAGATTACAATCTGTCTGTCCGCATTGAACATTGCGTGCGTCAAGTTCGGACCCCAGCATTTAAGTCTCATTCCTTCGCAAATGATGCAGTCGGTGCTCTCCAGTGCCTTCTTCACGATGTCACGAAGTATGGTCGTACCGTTCAGATTGTCAACACCTCCGTACTTAACATCGTATCGCCCTGCAAATGCAACTCCATCCTTGGTGCTGCTTATTCCGTCCTTGTAGCTCTCAATGCCACCAAAGCTTTCTATCAGCTTTCGGGCAACGGTGCTCTTTCCGCTGGCGTTGGTTCCAATGATAAAAACACAAGTCTTTCTCATATTCGAGTTATTTTTGTTAAATTTCGTCTCTGCCGGATTGAATTGTTCAGAGCGGATAGTTTATCCATTTCAAACGTTTCTCCGACTTAAACGCGAAAATTCCGACTATTCGGTTTTTTCTTTGAGTTCGTCCACATCAAAGTTGCGCTTCTCGATTGCGTCAAGTCCCAGCATGTCTGCCACGGCTTGTGCGTCCTCGCTGCGGTATACGATGATGATGCGCTGCTCTTCGTCCTCTGCTGGTTCGTAGGTCGTGGCTTCCTGCTGGATTTCCCAGGGGTTCAACCCCCATCGCTGCATATCGTCCACATCAAATGCTCCCTTTAGCTTCTCCTCGTCCCAGCTGCCAAAATAGACGTTATCCTTGATGATGAACTCGTCCGTCTCTTCCTCGGATAGGCTGTCAGCCATAACGACCTCGACCTTTGGTTCTGCCTTCCAGGTCTCCCAGTGGCTGCAAAGCTGCTGCTTCTCTCCATCGGTCAGTTTCACGGCAACGGCTTCTATTGCGTTCCTGATAGCTTCGTCTTCCATCTGCTCGATGTTGAGCAGGGCACGGAAGCGCATGTTTCCTCCGAGGATAACTCGGTTCTCATTACAGACGATTGGTCTCATCTGCAACATCTTTGGAAACGTCAGAATACTCTCAACGAGTTTCTGCATCTGCTGTGGCTCAATGCTGCGTGGGTTGTCTTGGTTCTCCACCAGGTCGTGCAGGTTGATGTTCTCGACTTTATTCTTCTCCATTGTCTTCCTCCTTTCCTTCTTGTCTTGGTTTCAGTTCGTCAAAGTTCCAGACGATGCGGTCGATATGATCAACTCCCAGCAACTTGGCAAGGAATGGCTCATCGGCTGGCTTGTAGTGAATGATTACGTTCTCACGTGGCAAAACGCCATCGCCCATTATCGTTGGCAAGTCGTCAGGAGTTAAGTCTTGCCCTTCGATTTCAGGAGGTAGTTCCCCTGCGAATGGGTCGCCCTCTTGGTCGTCCTTGCCTTTCTTCTTGCACTTGCTGGTGCTGCTTGCTTCCACTGGTGCTGGGTTCCAGACTGGCATACCCCAGTTCTGAAGCTGTGCGCTGTCCCATCGGTTCGCAAGGTCGTTGAAGTCCCAGTTGCCGAAGGATAGGTTGTCTTTAATCATGAACTCCTGCTTTTGTGCTTCTGTCAAGTCTGATGCGCTCACCACGGTAACTGTTGGCTGTTGCTGCCATCCCTGCCAATACTCCATCAATGCGGCTTGCTCCTCATCGGACAGACGCTGCTCTGCATCCAGCTTTACTTGAATGCTTGCTTCGTCCATCGTGACAATGTGCTGCAAGGCTTTCAGTCTCATGTTGCCACCCAATGCGTGGAAGGTCTCATCAACAACAATAGGGCGCAGGGTCAACATTCTTGGGAACACGATGATGCTCTGCACAAGCTTCTGAAAGTTCGCTTGACTTATCTCTCTAGGGTTCGCCTCATTCTCGCTGACCCTCGATAGTGCGATTTCTTCTGTTTTCATTTTCTTCTTGTTTTAAGTCCAAAAATCATGCTTATCTGATAAACACTGGCGCAAAGATACGACTTTTTTGCTTTAGTTGTTTGTTCTTTGCACACTTTTAACTTTTTCCAACACTTCGTTTTTATTTTATCCATCAAAGGCTCGGATGGTCTTCTGTAGGGTTGTCTGCGGTTTCTTAGGCTTCACTCTGACCTTGTATCCTGCACAGACCCATGCGAGGAGAAGTGCGTCTCTCTGGTCTTGGTTCATTCTCGGCATCTTTTGTCCTGCGCTTACAAAATAAGCAAGTTCGTCTTGGGTGATTTTTCCGTCTTTACCCTTCCAGCACTTCTTTAGTGGCTTGACGATTTCGCAGGGGATATTGTAATGCTTGCAGCACTCGACAATCAAGATTCCGGTCTGATGGTTCATTCCGGTAGAGCGTCCGATGGCTGCTGCCTTGACTGCTGTCATGAACCGATTAAGCACATGCCAGTTGCTTTTGTTGAGCCAGCCGCCTTCAATAACGACCTTAATCTTTTTGCAACTTTCGTTCATAGCCTTGAGGTAATCTATCAATGAAGGAAAATTCATTTTATAGGCGAGAAACTTCTTGTCGTCAAAGACTGCTCCAACTCCGCTTTCCTGATTGTCGGGGTCGATTCCGATTATAACTGTTCCTTTTTCCATTTTTTCTTTAAAGTACTTATTTTGTTTAAATTTCACGCATAAGCGTTTATTTTGTTTTGCTGGTGTAGTTTATTACTCAACACCCTTTACGTGCGCATATACGTGCTCACATGCGTTATTATTCCTATCTTTCCCCTACCCCTTTCTTTCCCTTCTTTTCGGTTGCGATAGAGAAAGCTGGCAGGGATTCCGGAAGTTGTGCCTGCGCTTGCAAAATAAATGAATAACTTAATGAATGATTTTTTTGCAGGGTTCTTCCTTCTTCCACCGCCAGCCGAATGAATAAAAGCATAATTTTCTAACGATTTCTTTTTCTTACTTCTTCATGTACCACCTCGCTTTCTTTGTTTGCTGTCAGACTTCGGGAGATGCGTTTCCGGCTCTCATATCGTAATTTCAAGATGTTATAAGTTTATTTGTTTTGATAGGGAGCCATCCCCTTCTGTCCTCGCTGGTTAAAAACTCTATTATTGAACTCACGACCGATTATTCTTTTTGTTTTCTAGCAGCCATGCCAGATGCGCTGCCTGCTGCGGATTCTTGAACATGGAAAGAGCCTTCTCTACGTCCGGCTTCTTCCTCTCACGCATCGCTCTGTCAGCTACCCGGTTCTTTGTACCGTAGTTCCGGTAGTGCTTACTCCAGTACTCTTTCTGATACGCCCGGTATTTTTCCCGGTTTCTCTTTCGCCACTCCTTCGTGGCTCTGAGGATCTGTTCCCGGTGTTCCTGGTAGTACGCTCTGTTCTTCTCCCTTGTTGCGAAATCGCTCATTGCATTCAAGTATTACCTGATGTTCTACATATTGCTTGCGTGCCGGGCAGTATATGCCATTTATGCAGTTTCGCCCGGCATCGCAAGCCTTGCATAATTCACTCGCCATACGTCCTAGAATGGTAAGTCTACGAAATCGTAGTCAGTGAAGGCAAAATTCTCATGCCCCTCGTATGGGATGCAGCTGGTGAAGTCTGCTGTTTTTCCGCTATGTAAAAGCAAGACGTTGTATCTAGCCGCAAAATCCTCTCCACGGTCTCGGATAAAGAACGCTGGGAGCCACTTGAAACCTTTTCCGCACCTTACAAGAACTTTGTCAAAGGTCTTGAAGGCTGGCTGCTTCCTCGCTTCCTTCTCTTTCTTCCAGATGGCATAATGCTTGTTGAACAGTTCGACTTCGTTCTCTGTCGCTTCTCGCAGTTCCTTGTTAACGCTGATACGCAGGTCGAAGGTTTGGTCGGTCACGAACTTCTCGTTCTCGATTTCGTACTGGTTGCCGAATGTCAGCGTGTCCTCGCTTTCGTTCTTATCGATGAGTTTGCCGATGATTGTCAACTCTCCGTCCTCATCGTCCTCGTTGAAAACGTAGAGTTTGCCGATTTCAAACGCTGGCTTCAAGTCCACAATCTGTTTCTTCTCACTATCCCAGCGTTTGCCTTCCTTTGCGAGAGCATCAAATAACTGCTGCTTTTCTGAGTCCGTAGCAAGGCGAAGTTCAATATCTCCAACATCTTCTCTGAATGGTTTTTCTAGAAGAAGCTCATCATTCTGGCAAAGAACTGCATGGAATCCTATATATGCCTCTTGTCTCGATTGGAATATAGCAATATGTGTACATTTTTGTACCACAAGGGTTACTATATCCCCATCCTTGAACTCAGGCTGAGCTTTCTCAATCTCCAGGGTTTCCCGGTTCAACTTACCACCAAAAAATTTCTCGATAGTGTTGATGTAAGTCTGGGTTTCATCATCGCTAGCTTTCCTAAACGTAAAAGTTATCATTTCAGATACTTCTTTGCTATAATCTTCGAAACATTCTTTCCACAGATAATGCTTGCCTTTAAATCTTGTGTAGCGATTATCTTTAAACCCTTCAAAGATAACATGTATGTTGTCATCTCTATGAACAAGCACATCTCCCTTCTTGAATAACTTGCTCCAGTCTCTCATTTCCTTTGATGGGAAGAGTAGAATTTCTCCTTCTTTATAGATTTTTCCGTTCTTGTCGAAGAAGTGTTCTCTTCCAGCTTCGTCCTCAGTCCAGATTGCTTTCGCAATGTCCTTGTCGTTTGCCATTCCACTGTGCCACACCTTCCCACATATTGGCGTGTACAACTCTGTACCGTACTCTTCATTTTTGAGTATTTCGTAAATATCAATATCTTTCTGTTCCATTGTCTGAATGTTTTTTATTGTTTATAACTTAACGTCTCCGAGTTTAAAATAAAGTTCCAGCAGTTCCTTGGTATTGAGCCAGAAATCGGTGTTGCCGATGTATACGTGATGTCGGTGTTCGTCTGTGATGATTTCTATCTTTTTCATATTTTTCGTTATTTAAAAAGTTCCTGCTGTGGATGGATGATGTCTGCCCTCTTCTTCTTAGCCGCCCAGAGAAGGAGGTTGGTGTTCTTGGTTCCAGCATTCTTCTCGAGGTCTCTGATGATGCAGGTCAGGGCATCGTGCTCTGCTTCCTTCTCATTACCGTAGAAGATGCTGAGAGTGTCATATCTACTCGGGTAGGCAACCGGGCTGTCGTACCAATGCTTTCCCTTCTGAATGCTGTAGCCCCATATCCAGCCGAACTGTGTATTGGCGGTCATTACCTTCCATCCCCAGTTGTCTGCACCCTCTGCGGCATACTCGATTACGTGCGGATTGATGCAAACATCGTAGATGTTGTACTTGAAGCCTTCGTGCTCTGCGACCGGCTTCTTGATGTCGTAGCTGTTTTCGGTCAGCCACTTGAACCAGTCTTCCGAAGTTTTGAAGACAAGACCAGCGGCACGGCATTCGTGGAAAAATAACTCATTCATGGTCTTTAATCTCTTTAAAGTGAAAATCACTACATCTTGCACAAGGGCAAAATTCTGTCAACCCTTTAGTATCAAGAGCACATATATCGCAAGTATTCTGCTGTTTAGGTACATCATCATCCGACACTACTTTCAATAATCTACCGTTAACGTTCGGCAATGTGCCCGCCACAAAATCCTTGGCTATTTCATACGGTTCATTAATTACAATTACTTCTTTTCCCATAATTCTTTTGTTTTAAGTATTTAAAATCTGTTTGCCTTATAATTTACCGCCCGAAGCATGAAAACGTCCCAGAGCGGCTGATTTTGCCCTCATCTGTTATTTTTCGGGCTTCCAGTCGATGCCCAGCCGCTGCAGAACTCCACGTTCGTAGTATCTTGTCAGCGAATCCTTTGCTGGCTTGTTGTTTGGGTTCTTCTTCAAGTCTTCGAGGTTCTGCTGGATTACCCACCGGAACTTGTTGTCTTGATTCTGCTGGCTCGCTGGCTGCTGGTGCTTGGCTTGCTCGTAGAGTTCCCCGATGCTCGGTCTTGCCGTTGCCGCTGGATCCTGCGCCTTGGCTGCTGCCGATTGCGGTTGCTGGCTTGTGGCTGGCTTGGTGTTGTCGTAGTTGCCTTCCAGCACCTTCGGAAAATACTTCCTTGTCATTACCCAGTCGTATGATGCCCAGGAATGCCCTGCGTTCAGATAGTCGCTAGCCATAGCCTTGTCGATGGCCAGGTAAATCTTGGAAATATCTCCCTTGCAGTCTTTGAGCCTTCCTCTGATTGCTTCCTTGCGGTTATCCGTCATAAGCGTAAGCCTTCGCATTGCGCTGTTGGTCTTGTCGTGCTGCTCGTTCCAGTAGTCCTTGATGGCTGCGTAGTCGATTTCGCCTTTCTTGGATTTCTTTTTCTCAGAACTTTTTTGCGGTTCTTCTGCAGCGCAAACGTTTTTCTCGGAAAAACTTTGCATAGAAGCTTCTTTGGAAGGTTCTAATATATTTGTTTCTTTAGAAACATCATTATCATTATCATACTCATTATCATTATCATTATCATAAGGTGAACGTTCGTGCACGTTCGTGTTATTTTCGCACGTTCGTGCACGTTCGTGTACGTTCGTGTTCCCTGCTTTTTCTCTTGCCTCTCGCTTTTTTCTTTCTCTTTCAAGTGCAATCTGTCTGTTTTTCTCACACTTGGCTTGATACTTGTCTTGATTGCGCTCGATATTGTCTTTGATAAAAGCAAAAGCCATACGCACGACTGGTTCGAGACTCATAGTCTTCCCATCCCTTGCGTAGAGAAATATCGCTCTCGTCAGTTGCCCGAGTTGTTCATCGGTCAGCCCCTCGATAAGAGCGTAGTATGATGTGTATAAGATGAATGAATCGTTCATGATGTTTTATTCTGATAATGATAGTTTCTTTTCCAGCTTCCGTTTTAACACTGTAGCCATCCGGATTTTGTTCCGCTGGCTTGTGTCGGTCGGTGCTGTCACTTTCCCACCTAGGGAAATATAATTTCCCAACTGGAGAATTATATTCCTTAGGTCGGTTTTTGATATAGGAACAGCCATAAGCCCTGCCTTTACTTAATGAGCAATCTCCGTGCTCCCTGAACCTGCTTGATGTAGGCAGCGCATTCCTCGGGATGGTCTGTCTGAAAAGCCTTGGCATCGAACTTCTCGCTTGCCTTCGGTGCTTTCCACGTTGCCAGCGTCTTGCCGTTTCCGTCCACGATGCTTTCAGCGTCACCAAAGAACAGCTTCAAGTTGTCCTCGATTTCCTTCTGTCGGTTCTCGAGTGTCTTGCTCTTCTCCTTGATTTCCTTCAACTCGATGAGCATGTCCCCGATTTCGGCTGTGGCTTCAATCTCCTTTCCTGCCTTGTGTAGAGGAGACTTTAGGAGAACGTCTTGTGCGCTGTAGGCTGGCGGCTCTTGGTTGCCCACGATGTAGTCAAGCCAAAATTTGGTTATCTCGTCCCTCATCCATCCGAAAAATTCGGGGTCGAAGTCAATGTCACGGTAGCCGAACTCCCTACCTGCAGTCAGCCAGGCAAGTGCTCCATCCTTGTATTCGCCCACTCCGAGGTTCATCTGTAGCTGGCAGAACCAATGCTTCGGAAGGTCGTCTGCATCTATCTGCATCTGCGTTGTCTTGCACTCTAGGATGCTCTTGCTCGCTTCGTTGCGTGTTGCCCCGGTTCTCCAGAAGGTGCGGTCTGGACTTACTCTCAGATACGGAGTATCGGTGTTTGTGATGGTGTAGTCGTCCGTGCTCGCCTTGATGATGTGGCAGTGGCTCTCCCGCTTAAAGAACTGCGCCACGGCATCCTCCAGCAGATGTCCTGCAACCATCGCAAAGTTCTCAACCTTTGGTGGGTCGATACCCTTCTTGCGTCTCCACAGCTGGTATGGTGTTTCCCATGGGTTCAGTCCCAGTACTGTGCCTGCCTCAGATGCTCCTATTCCCTTTGAGCGGTTCTGCAACCACTCCTCTCTGCTTTTGTATTTTATTATCTGTTTCATTGTCTGAATGTCTTATTTATCAAAAAAGAATTTTCTAGCTGCTGTAATAACGATCGTGCGAAGGAATTTATCCCTTTGCATTGCTTGAGCAATTCCATCTGCGAGGTAAGCGGTTTTACCGTGGTAAGCACTATGAAAATCGAATCCTTGGTTTCCGTCTTCATCTGAATCTCCAGTCGGCTCTATTGCAACAAGCAGATAGTTTCTTTCTTCCTCGTCTTCCTCTGCCCATGCCTTGAAACCATCTGCGGTTCTGCTAAAGTACTTGTCGATGGTGCTCTTGTGTTCTGATTGTTTTTCTTTTTCTGCCATAATTTTTTACTGAATGTTTAATAGTTGCCGCAGGCTCCCTATAATCTGGTCAGGTTCCCACCCTGAAGGTTGCCCTGCGGCTAATTGGGAAACGCTATAACATTATAAACTAAACTACTTTTTCGCTGCTGTGCCAGTCTTGCCTTGGCTGCGGTTCATCGCCTTCTGCGCCTTGTTCTTGGCATCATCGGCTGCTGCCTGCGCCTGCTGTGCGATAGCTTCCTGCTGCTTTGGCTTCTTGAAGGTCTCCTCTACGGTGGTCGTTCCTTCCTTGATTGCGTTGTACACACCAGCCAGCTTCTGAATATCCTCTGCCGTGACTTCCTCGGCTGATTTCTTGCCGATGTAGTCAAGCAGCATAAGGTCTGTCACCTGGTATACCTGGAAGCAGGCTACACAGCTCTTCCACTGGCTCGGCACGCCAGCCTTCTTGATGTGCTCGAGTGCTTTTTCCTGCACTTCCTTCACCACGTTTGCAATCAATACCTGCGGCACGACCTTGCAGATTGCATTACGCTGGGCGATCGCCACAGCTGCATTGCCAACCACCACCTGCATATCCTGCGAGTAGGTGTAGCCCTTCGAGGTCAGAATGCTTCGCTTTACTTCGGTAGAGTATGCAACGTTGCTCTCTAGGTCATGGCATACGCCTTGTGCCGTGATGGTCTTGCCATCGTTTGCGATGATGCGACCAGCGATGCGCAGGTTCTGCCAGCAGGCAGAAATGATTTCCGTAAACCTGACGCTAGGACCCTCGATTACTGTTGTCTTTCCGTTCTTGTCCGTGCGCTCCAGATGATAGAAGCAGTTGTAGGCTACATCATCGTCCATGGCTGCTAATGCTACCATGTTCTTCTTGCATTGCATGATGTCTCTCGGGAACTTGTGCGCTGTTGCAATCTGTCCGTCAATCTCCGAGCGGTTGATAGCTTCCAGTATTTCGCCACCGCTTACATTGATAATTTCATTTTCCATAATTCGTTCTTTTTATTGTTCAACTTATTGTTCATTAACTCTAGTGGAAGGCTGGGGATTCGAACCCCAGTTGACTGCCAAAACTTACCCCCCCTTGCCAGCTGCCGAGGGATGCCCTTCCGTTGCAGGGCGCACGCTGTCGTTTCCGCATATTACATGGTAAAAACAACTAATTTTAGATAACCTTTGAAAAATGAGTTTTGCGTGCGCCCTTTGCCCTGCCGCTGCAGGGAGCCATATAATAATTGCTTAACATCGTAGTCAAACCAGTTGAGCCATAAGGCTGTCGAGCCTGCTTTCCTCGAAGGCGTCCATCGGGTCTTGGTCTGCGTATTGGCTGTTCTCCTCCAGCCAGTCGTCCATCACGTCCTGATAGTTGACGCAGCCCTCGATAGCTTCCTCTAGCCGCTCGCTGTCGTTGTTGTTATTCTTGTGCGAAACGACCGCTGTGTTCCCGGTTCTGTCGCACCATACTGAAATGTCGCCTGCCTTGGTCTTGATGTCTACCCTTGCAACCGCTGGTCGCTGCGGTTCACGGTCTAACTCCAGCCAAATTGCATCGTACATTTTCTCTCTGCAATCCTCTATTATCTTCTTCATTCGTTACCTCCTCTCTTATTGAATATGTAACTTTGGAAGGTCTCACGGCACGACTTCAATACCTCGTTGTCGCCAATTTCGTCCACTGGTATGAGCGGTATGTTATCCAGTGCCACGCAAAGGTTGCCTTCAAACTCTCTGTACTGGATTCTCCGCTCTGCCTCGAAGTAGCACTTGTTGTTCAGTTCGCATTGCTTTCTGGTCTTGCGGTTCGCCTTCCAGTTAGTGATAAGCCAGCAGATGTCTGTGTAATTTACGATCATCCTGCGCATATTGATTGATAACTTGCTCATAGGGCAATCCTCCAGACTTTTTTAATCTCGCTGCCCTCGAAGACCTTGCGGTTGTCGATTCTGCGAAACTTGACCTTAATCTTACCAGCCTGCAACCATCTGCGCAGGGTGTTGCGATGGATGCCAAGCACCTTGCAGGTCTCTGTCATGGTGTATCTGCCTGCATCCGCTACCTTTGGTTCTACGTTCGTCATAACTAAGCCCTCCAAAAGATTAAAGTTACTAATACGATGGCAACTGCCAGGCTTATTACTTCGTCACTTGTGATAATCTCGATAAACTTCTTCATGCGCTTTGAATGTTTAATGGTTCCACTTGATTACTTGTGCACGGATGCACGTCTCTTCTTTGGTGTTATCAATCCAGCCTTTATGAGGATAACACGCACGTTTTGCTGGGTGCAACCAACACGCTGTGATACTGCGAGCATAATTCTGCTGTCTGAGGTCTCGGCAGGTGCTTTTGCTCGGAAATCTGCAAACATCGCTATGATGTTCTTCTTTCTTTCGTCCTGCTGCTTCTGCAACGGTGTTCGAAAATCATAATTAAAATTTTCTCCCATTTTATTTGTATTTTAAATTATTTTCTTTATCTTTGCAAAAGAGTTTTTTAACTCGTTCTGTAATTCGGTTGCAAAAATACAATAAAATATTTATATTCACAAACATTTGTGTTTATATTTATAAATTGTTTACTTTAGTTTTAATTTATTTAGAATTAACTATGACTGGTGAAGAAATGAAAACATATTTGAAGCAGAGGGGGTTATCTCTTGCTTCTGTTGCTGAAGAACTGGGCACAAGCCCACAAAATCTGAATGGCAAGTTAAAGGCTAAAAGTCTGAAATCGGACTTTATATCTGCAATAAAGGCAATCATCGACAAATGCGCCCCTCCTCTCCCTGCTGAGATGGAAGCGGCTGTTATGGGTTCAAATGTCAATGGTTCGAACAGCTCAAACGTCTCCCAGTCAATAGGTAGTGATGCAGCACTGCAGGCTAGGGTCGAAAGCTTGGAAAGTGAAAATTCCTTTCTTCGAAAGCAAGTTGAAACCCTGCTTGCCATTGTCGGTCAGAAATAATTTAGTAACTTTGCAAAATGAAAAAGTATGGTTAGTCAAAAAACAACAGACGATAGGGAGACGGACAGAAGAAAGCTCTTGGCTGGGTATCTGTACGACTGCTCGAAAATGATGTACGGAAGCGTTGCTGTCGGTGGTCTGTCTCCTCTACTAACTGGTGACCCATTGCAGGCGGTTCATCAAGTCTGCTTGGTGTCGGGTGTGGCTTGTGGCGCATCACTTGCGTACCTTGCAAATTATATAATGAAATTTAAAAAATAAAGATTATGGATGCATTCTTGTTATTTAACGTGATGGCATTGGGAATGACCATTGCATTTGGCATTTTCTTGAAATCAAAGAAAGGTCAGAAGTGGTTGCGTGAATTATAATAATTCAAATGTTTAGATTATGGAACTAGCAACTTTATTTATGTTCATAGGTGCGGTTATCGGCACAGGTCTCGTGATTTGGTCTAAGACGAAATCTGGCGAGAAATGGCTGCGTGAACTTTAGTTCTCGCTCCAGGTACAATATCAACTAAAATTCTAAGTAACGATGAAAGATGAGGATTTCATAGAACGGAAGGAGAAGGTGCTTCTTGCCGCCCTCGGGAAAAGCTGGCTATGGAAAGCCAGCAGGTTGATAATAGGCATCATCCCTCCAGTGGGTGCGCTTGTTATGCTGGTGCACTGCACCCTGCTCTCGTTCGGCATTCGGGCAAAACTCACAGAGTGGATATTCGACTGCTCGCTCTTCGGCTTCATTGCCTGGATCATCGTCAGCCTTGCCTATGGCTTCTGCTGGGTGCATCGAGCGTTCGCTACATACGGAGTGCTGATTTCATTCTGCATCGACTTCCAGCGTTCTTTCGGGTTCGGTGTTTTTCGCCAGCCGCTGCAACTGCTGATGGTCGCCCTAGGGCTGCTGCTCTTCTTCGTCTTCATCAAGAAAAAGGCTTGGAATGAGTTCTATGAAAGAAATATTAATCATTTAAACGAAAAGTAA